GCCCTGAAACATGCGGTCGAACACGACGATGTAAAAGGTCTGTCTATTTTTGCTAACCGTTTGGTTGAAAAGAACCAGCGTGTCACCTATGGTCAGATCATTGAAGGTTCTGTCGTCATGCTTGGCGCCAATTCCGGAGCTCATATCGACGATACAGCGTTCGCGCATGCCGACGATGAATCCGGAGATGAAGCTATCATCGGCTGGGTAGAAGACACTAGCATCGAACTATACCACGACGACACTGCCCCAGATCCTGTCGCTGCAACTGCTCCAGCACCACCGGCTGCGGAAGAACCGAAAGCCGTTGAACCAGAAGCGGCTCAAGCCCCGGCGGCTGTTCTCTCGGATACCGCTAAGCAAATCATTGAAAGTATCAAAGCTGGTGAGGTCAGTCTGGCCGAAGCCCAGGTCTCAAACGCCGAGTTCTTCGCGAACGCTACCGAGGAAGAACTGACGTTATTCAAAACTGCGCTTGGTGATGCGGCGCTTTCACATTCAACGTTAGGAGAAAAAAGCAACATGCGTATCTTCGATCAGCAAAACAAAGATCAGCAAGACAACCCCAACGTCCTCAAGCACGACCAGATCCTGGCTATCTTGCGTGGCGCTTCCAAACATGGGTCCCTGAAGCAGTCATTCTTGGCTCATGCCGAGACCTACGGGTACAACCCGATTGAGATCCTGTATCCAAAGCCTGTTAATTACCCAGGCGATCCTGTCGTTATTCAGCGCCAGCAGGCGTGGGTGAACGAATTCTGGGGTAAATCCACCAAGATCCCATTCACGAATGTCAAGACCGTGTACGCTGACATCACCGGCGCTGGAGCTCGTGCCCGTGGGTTCGTTAAGGGTGGCCTGAAGGTTGAACAGGTCATCGAACTGCTCCAACGTGTTAGCCGACCAGGCACCGTTTACGCCAAGCAGGCAATTGACAACGACGACGTGACCGATATTACGGATTACGCTGTCATCGATTTCATGTGGAAAGTCATGGAATTGAGCATCTACGAAGAACTCGCTGTTGCGGCTCTGCTCAGTGATGGCCGTACCGCTCTGAGCCCCGACAAGGTCAAGGAAGATGCGATCCGCCCGATTTACAAGGATCATGCCTTCTTCGCCCATCGCATTTCATTGGCCGCTACCGTTGGCGGTATGACCGCTGCTGAAACACTGAAGATGATCGATGCAGTCGCTCTGGCCCGCCGATACTATCGCGGTTCTGGCATGCCGACCTTCTTCACCACCCCTGAATTCTTGGCTGACATCATCACCCTGCGCGAACCGACCACCGGCACCCGCTATTTCGCCACTGAAGCCGAGCTGATGGCTCAGATGCGCGTTTCTGCCATCGCCGAAGTTCCCCAGATGGAAGGTTTGTTCCGCACCGAAGCAACCGTCGACTATGGCCTGGTTGGCATCGTCGTGAATCCTGCAGATTACACCTTCGGCAATAATCCTGCCGGTGGAATGCAGACCTTCACCGACTTCGATATCGACTACAACAAACATAAGATGCTGATGGAAACTCGTCGCAGCGGTCAACTCGTTCTGCCTAAGTCTGCTCTGATCATTGAGAAGGCTGGATGGCTGACCACCGCTGAGCCCGCTCTCCCGACCGACATCGACGATACCGAGGTCTAGTATGGCTCGGTGGGCAGGTAAACTCGGGTTCGTAGCCCCGGCCGTTGAGACGGCGACGGGCGTATACACTGAGCCTGTCACAGAAGTCGCTTACAAAGGTGAAGTTTTAAGGGAGTCACGGGGAGCTGTCGCAAGGAATGTTCCTAATCCAGATGTTTATATCAGGATGGCAATCTCCGTGATTCCCGGTAAAGATCTTAAAGAGAAGATAGCGTCGCTTAGATACGCTACATACATGAACGAGAAATGGTCTGTCACGAGTGTAGAGGTACAGGGCCAAAAATTTATTCTTAATATGGGTGACAGATATGCATAAACGTTTGCAGTTAGATGCCACTCTCAAAGCATTGTTCGGACCGACAGTTCACGTCTACTATCAGGCCCCTAACAATATTGAGCTTCAGTACCCAGCCTGTATCTACACTTTTGACGGCTTTAACAATCAATTCGCAGATAATACTTTGTACGTGCAATTTGAACGGTACAGTATAAAGTTGATTGTTGCTACGCAGGTAGAGCCGTTCGTGTTATCTCTTATGAAGAATCCAAAATTCACTTATGTGACGTCGTATCCTACTGGGGCAGCCCAGTTCACATATCTTTTCCGTACTACCATTTAACAATAAGGAGCAACAATGACACAGTTATTGCAATGGCATCAAGCCGGTGACCATCAGTACAAGCAGGGCGTCGACAACCTCGTGCTGTTCCCGTGGGATTCAGTGACTAAAGAATATAGCGCTGGTGTCCCCTGGAACGGTGTATTGTCCATCGACCAAGCACCGAGCGGCGGTGATCCTAACCCCCGCTATGCTGACAACCGGAAATACATCACGCTGTACTCTGACGAAGAGCTCGGCCTGACTCTGAACGCGTTCATGTACCCGCGTGAATTCGAGCAATGCGATGGAACAACCTCCCCGGCGATCGGAATGCAGGTATCTCAGCAAGATCGCAAGATGTTTGCTTTGGCATATCGCACAAAGAAAGGCGACGAATCCGCTGGCGAACTCGGGTACGAGTACCACTTCGTATACGGCTGCAAAGCCTCCCCGTCCCCGCAGACCTTCCAGTCGACTGGCGAAACGCCCGACATCAACCAGTTCTCGTGGACACTCACGACAACTAAACTGGATGTTCCCAATTCGAAGCCCTCTTCGCATATCGTGGTTGACGGAACTACCGTTACCGCGCCGAAGTTGATCGCTCTCCTGGACATCCTGTACGGCGAAGCCGCAACGACAGAGCCTGTAGCTGCTGCTACCCCGGCCCGCATTCCGCTCCCGACCGAGATTCACTCGATCCTGACTGCGGTCTAATATAATCAGTTTTGTCGCGTAGCAGGGGGTTTGCTCAGGCAGGCTCCCTGCTATATTCTCTAAAGGAAAAACCATGCAAAAAGTAACAGTCACGTACGACGGCGTCGATGAACCAATTGTTGCGACGCATTATTTCAATCTCAGCGAATCTGATGTTTCCGACATCATCGCTGATAATCCAGATTTCTTAAAACCTTCACGGCTGAAGGGTATCGTTGATCGTTCCAAAGCCGCCGAAACCCAGGAAGAAAAGGTTGCTGTCCAGGCCGAAATGGCCTTCTTTGTGAAGGGTGTCATCGTTCGTTCACACGGAACTCGCGTCGGAAACGAATTCTTCCATATTCCGGAAGAGACCCTCAAATTCACCAGGGGACTCGCCTGCAATGCAGTTGTACAGAAGGTTCTTGAAAGCGAAGAAACCTTCATTGAGTTCCTCAAAAAGGTGATGCCGGAATCAATCCGCGAGAACTTCGCCAAACCCACTGAATAAGAAATATCGAGGTAAAAATGCCAATCGTGGCTACGCTTAGCAGTATCGAAACATATGACGATACATCGGGCCAGTTTGTCCAATCAGGTTCTCCTGAGGAAATCACGTTTGAGCATTCTTTGATCTCTGTAGCGTTATGGGAGGCTCGCTGGCAACGGGCCTTCCTAACAAACGAATTGACCAAAGAAGAACAAATCGATTATGTCGGCCGGTGCATGGTCACTAGCCCGACAAAACTGACAGCTCTAGAAATATTCATCAGACTTAGTGTTGAAGATGCTTCAAGAATCTCTGCGTACATCAAATCAAAAGAGACAGCTACGACAGTCTTCAGACTAGGCGAAGAAAAAACTTCACAAAAGAAAAATATAACCGTGGAGTTAATATATTATTATATGGTCGAACTCGGTATACCGATAGAATTCGAACGGTGGCATTTCAACCGTTTATTGACATTCATAGATTTGATGTCACTTGAACGGGAAAAACAGGCGAATAAAGATAAGCCATTCAAGCCTACCGCAGCCCAGTACAAAGCAAAAAGCGAGCTTAATGCTGCCAGACTTAAACAAGCAGGTCTCACATGATCACCAAACCTGGTCTGGCTTCTCGGATAAAGGAACGCCGTTTAAACAAAGATAAACTTTTTTTGATTCTGGAACGCTACGGAAGGATCGGGGTTAAGGCCCTAAAAGACGCTACACCAATAGAGACTGGTGAAACAGCGGACAGTTGGTCGTACCATGTCGACAGAGATCTAACCCTATCATTTCGTAACAACGAAGTTACGGCGTTTGGCGTCCCTATACCAAAACTACTCATGTACGGATTTACACGCGGAAGACGCCATGTCGCTGGTAACGATTTTGTAAGGCGAACATTGAATCCTATTATTAGATCTCTAAAAGAGGAGATTAGAAAGGAGATGCTGTGAGCGATAATAAAGATAATACTGAAGTCCTTTCATATAAGATAGATACAACAGAATTCGACAAGGGAATGGACAAACTTATTGCGGCCCTTGAAAAAGTTGAGAAACGCGAATATCTGACTAAACTTCAGAGTTCCATTGATGGTATATCCGACGGCGTTAGTACCATGAGTTTCAGTAATATGGAACAGGGCCTAATGGCGGTCGAGCAACGATTCAGCACTATGGGCGTGATCGGAATGTCAGTGCTAAATAATCTAACAAATGCTGTCATTGCCTTTGCACAAGAATTTATTTTCGATAAGATGCTTGGTGATGCGATCAATGGTTTTCAAGAATTGAACACACAAATCAATTCTACTCAAACGATACTTTCGAATACAGCGAGTAGATTCGGAACAACGCTAGCCGATGTGAATAAGGGTCTTGACTCCCTGAACGAATATGCTGATAAGACGATCTATAATTTTAGTAATATGACGCAGGCTGTCGGCGCGTTCACTTCAGCAGGCATAGGTCTTGAACCTAGTATACAAGCGATTAAGGGCGTAGCCAATATGGCTGCATATGCTGGCGCTGGTGCTGAAGCTGCCAGCAGTGGTATGTACCAGTTCTCTAATGCCCTTAATCTTGGCTATATGATGCTATACCAATGGCGTTCGCTGATGTATTCAGGTCTAGGGACTAAGGCGCTTGAGGACGAGATGATATCCTCTGCTCGTGGTCTAGGCATTGAGATTGATGCCATTATCAAAGAGTATGGATCATTCCAGTATAGCCTTGAATCAGGCTGGGCCAGCAAAGAACTGGTTATGCATACTCTAGCAAAGTTCTCTGGCGAAGTTACAGAAGAACAACTGCGAGCGATGAAATATACTGAAGAGGAGATCAAGCGCATTCTGGAGCTTGGCAAGGCCGCTACAGACGCAGCCACAAAAGTTGTCAGCTACGAAAAGCTTGTAACGTCATTAAACGAAGCTGTCGGATCTGGCTGGGCCAGGACGTTCCGTTTAATTATCGGAGACTTCGAGGAAGGTAAAAAGCTTTTCACCATGATATCCGATAATCTGCTGAAGGTTATTGATCGCGGTGCAGAGAATCGCAATAGGCTCGTTACTGACTGGGCAAAGTTTGGCGGAAGAGACGTTGTCGTCGAGACTATTGACAAACTTCTGAAGATGTACAGCACGTTACTGATCACAATAGGCCAGGCTGTCAACCAGGTCTTTCCTCCACTAACCGGAGAACAACTAGCTAACGCAACTAAGGAAGTCGGACGGTTCATAGACAAGTTGATGCCAACAGCTAAGGGACTGGAAAACATAGGAAAAATCGTTCGCGGTTTTATGGCTGCGATCGATATACCCATACAGTTCTTTAAAGCACTTGGTCGGTATCTGTATGAGCTTATTGCACCGTTACTGCATTTCAAAACTGCCTGGATAGACTCCGCAGTCGGTTTCTCTGAGTTCATAACAAAGTTACGTGACGAAATTGTTAAGGGTGATCTGTTCTATAAAAAGATTACTGAATGGGGAAACAGTTTCAAGATCTTTATCGACAAAATAAAGAAGTTCCTTGACGACGTAGGAAAGTTAGACGCTGTCAAGAAGATGCGAGAAATATTTGATTCAATTATGTTAAAGATGGGAATTAAAGATCCCGGATTCATAACAAAGTTTTTAGCCGACGCTCAGAAATCATTCGCAACATTTTTTGCCTCTTTTGATAAGACCAGCGCACTTGAAAAAATAAACAAATTTATTGAAAGCCTTATTTCTTTCGGTAAAGGTGTTTACAAATTCTTTGAACCAGCCATTCTATATGTAATCGAATTAGTGGGAAACTTTGCTAAAGCATTCGGGTCAGCTTTTAAAGACCTGTCCACTAATCTTACATGGGATAACGTCAAAGAAGTGCTAGGGCTGCTGACAAAGTTCCTAACGTTTGGAACTGTAGCTAAAGTCCTAGAACGCCTTGGCTATGCCGGAGAAATATTCGCGACACTCGGCATGGGATTCGCAAAGACAATAGGCTATATAGGTACATCTATAAGGCAGTTTGCCAACTCCAATGATGCGGACACATTGTTGTCCATATCTATTGCGATAGGCATCCTGGCAGCATCCGTATTTATGTTATCAACTCTTCCGCAGGGAGATATTGACAAGGGTATGAAAGCAATCGCGGCTATTTATGCCGGACTTTCTGTGTCATTGATAACTCTTAATGCAATCTTGAACGGGCCAGATACCTTTAAAAATATGGCTGCCGCCACGTTAAAACTAGCACTCTTACCACCAGTTCTTATCTCGTTAGCGGTAGCTGTCGGACTCATGGGTATCGCGCTTGCCAAACTAGGCGAACTCCCAGTTAAGCAACTGGTCAAAGGTTTTGCTGCTATAGCCGCTATTTTGGGCGCACTGCAGATATTCATGATCGTAGACAAGAAGTTCGGTGGAATGACGCTCACCAGCGGATTGAACATGATAGCGATGGCTGTATCTCTAACGATATTAGCTAAAGCTATAACCATGTTCGCTGACATAAAATGGGAGACCATGGGTAAAGCCGGAGTGGCTCTTGCCAGTTTACTGCTGATGATGGGGCTAATGTCCAAAGCCAATCAGAACGGACCGCAGATGATAGCTCTAGCAGCGTCGATTACACTGATAGCTGGCAGCCTTGCTATATTAGGGCTTGCGTTCAAATTTCTTGGATCAATAGATTACGACACCATTGATAGTGGTTTGACGAACATTCTGATCATGCTTGGCGCTATATATTTAGCGTCTTACGCGGGCAGCAAAATGCAGGCTCGCGGAATACTTAAACTTGCAGCTGTAGCAGTGGCTGTCGCCGGAATAGGCGTAGCATTCGGTATTATATCGTTGATCGATCCGGTTAAAGTGGTATTAGCTTCTGCTGCGATGGCTGCTGGAATCGGCGTTCTGTACTTAGTCGTTTCACAAATAAAGCCTACGATTACTGCAGGCGTATTAGGTCTGTTACAATTGTCTGGCGG